AGAACTAGACAAGTTTAGAGATATAATATTTAGAGAACGCTCTCACACTTACTTTTACAGAGAAAAAGAGTGTACTTCGGTTACTTCTATTGTTGGACAGTATCAAAAACCCTTTGAGTCAGAACTCATAGCAACTAGGTATGCTAAAAAGCATAACATACCCGTAATTCAAGTGTTAAAAGACTGGGAGGACAAAAGGGATTCCGCTGCATTTAAAGGAACACATGTACATGCTTATGCTGAATACTTATTTCAAAACAAACTATACGAAGACCCTCAGTTGTCTGAGGTAGATCCTAATCTTTTAAGCTTTGTAGATAATTTTTTTAATGACACTAAAGGAAAGTTAATACTTGCTAAAGCAGAATTAGTTGTTGGAGATTATGAATCAGGAATATGTGGAATGGTAGATAAGCTTTTCTATAATGAAACTTCTAATGAGTATCAAATATGGGACTATAAGACTAATAAAGAGATAAAAGACCATAGTCCTTACGGCAATAAGTTAATAAACGGATTAGATCACTTAGATGACTGTGAAATGACAAAATTTAGCCTTCAGTTAGGTATATACAAGCACATAATAGAAAAAAACACTAAAATAAGTGTAGGAAATTGTTATATTTGTTGGTTAAACACTGATAAGAATGAAAATTATGTTACCATTCCTGTTTGGGATTTAGGAGCAGAAGTAAATTTTATCATGAAAGAATTGGAAAATAGAATAATGTAAATTGAGTACATCTTCGTCATACTCTAGTAATAAACTTTCACAAGTAATAGGAGACGAAACTCAACATTTTATTTCTAAGTCTTATATAACTCCAATATTTGAATCTACTAGATACGTTACAGAGTATCATCTTTATTGGTATAACTCTAATAAAAACTCATTTGAAGATGGACATGGATATACCAGAATGTCGTACAAAAAAATGAATAAAAAAGAAATGAAGCATTTCTATTCTATAGAAGAACAGTACGAGTTAGTTGAAGAAAACCAACACGGGTGTATTTGGGAAAATAAAAAACTAGGATTTGATAAATCAAAAGTTATACTTTCTCAATTTCAACTAGATTGGTCTACTTTGTAGGGCTTCTAATTAATAATTTTTAGAACTTTTCCTGTCTCTGCATCAACCCTTGCAAGTTTCATTCTGTAATTAGTCTCTTTAGATTGTATATATCTAGTTGCTACCTTATTACTTCCTTTTGTTGTTTTAACGTTTTCAGGTTCGTATCTAGCGTGTGCTTGTGCATTTATATATGCAAATGTTACTGCAAATATAGCATCATCATAGTCATACCTGGTGTCTGCCGCTTGATACCTAGTTTGCCTGTGACTTGTAGAGCTTTTTAAATCTTTTTCAACAAAAGTCTTTAATTGTTCCCATATCCAAGGAACATCTATGCTTTCAGCGTATGTCTCTAGCATCTCTTCTGTCTTTGCTATTATTCTTGGGCCTGTGTTGGCTTTATTAGATATACCAAACCATTTTCCAGACCTTATTTGCAAATACTCTGGCAACTGAGCCATAGCGGTAAATTTATTTCTAAAACCATGTATCTCTTGAAAGTCAAGATGCATATCTCCAATATTGTTCTCTATAAGCTCTTTAACACCACCTCTTTTTTGTTGGTCGTAATAAAGACTTTGAAGTAGCACTTGTAAATATGTTTGTTTAAACTTTCTGTCCCTATGAAAAACAACAGAAGATACAGAGTTTGTATATGAATCCCATATAGCACTACACATTTTAGAATGTCCTGTTTCTGAGTTAATCGGGTCAGTCCCTTGATACCATCTATTCTTCCACACTTCTCCGTTTGGAGGGTGATGAATAATTACAGCTGACGTACTTACATCCTCTCTACCTTTTGTAGGTATCCATTCTGCACCAACTATTCTATGAGTAGTTATAAGGTCTGGAGTTGGTTGAGATTGATCTAGTATGGGTTCAAAATATCCATACTCAATTGGAACGTCTTTACCGTATATATCGTTTAGTCTTTGATTGCATAGACTTATAGGAACTAAAGTTCTTGATTTACGCAAGAACATATCATCTACTGTTATTGGATAGTGTTGATGAAACTGAACCTTTGCTATCTCACCTTTCTTTGTTCCCTCTAGGGCTAAATACGCTTTTCTTTCGTTGTTTATATGCGCGTCTGTAACCCCTCTTCTAGCATAAGCGTTAAAAAATAATGGTATAATCCCGTACTCATAATTACCTTCTTTCCATTGTTTTAGGCACATCTTAAACTCAGATTCAAACACCGAACCACCTTTGTCCATTTCACCTCCAGTACCCCATGCCATAAATTGCTGTTGCATGGTCATCTTGCCTGTATCTGGATTGTACTTAAATAATGCAGGTCTACCTTCACGCATCATTTCTCCGAATATATCAAACAGACCTATCTCATCTACAAATACTGCAGATGGAGAACCACCATTTATTGCGTCTACCTGTGGACTATCTACCTGGAATCTTGATGCTCCCCCTTCGTCACGACCTTTCTTTTGACCTTTCTTGTCAAATGACATGACCTTGTCTGTCCAGTTTTTTACCTCTTGAGCTATGTAATCAGGAATTTTTGTGTATGTCCATTTAACTTTATCCCGAAATATCTCTATACCCTTTGACTCTGAGTGTGTAACAAATTTTATGAAGTATGATTTGTTTAGGTTTACTCGCTTCATTCCTGCAAGGCACATAGTCGTTGTAAAACCAATCTGACGAGCTTTGCCTATCATAAAAGAATACCCACAATCAAATAGAAATAATAAAACCTTCTGAGCTTCCCAAGCTGAGTATTTTAACATACCTCCTTGAGACTTGTCTTCTTTTATAAATCCGTACTTGTTACAAAAGTACAGGGTGTTGTCTTTACATCTCTGAATCTCCTCAACGAGCCAATCATACTGATCTTCTTCGTTGTCAAAATCCATGATACTAGATTTGTCTTTTAGCCATTCTTCGGCTTGTTTGCAGTAAAGACTAAAGGGCTTAAATTCTTTTTTATTCTGCCACCCAGAGTTAATACTGTCTATCCAATCTACAAATGATTTTGGATACTCAAATTCTTCGTGTGATGGCTTCCACGCCTCCGTGGGTATATGCCCTTTAATCATACCGTCTTTATTGGCATGAATCATATTTTTATGTTATGTTAAAAATGTTTGCCAGGGTCCTCCTTCTTTTTATTGTAGGTGTGCCAGTTCTACCCTCTATTTCCTTTACGGTTGTTACATAGTCTTTAGACCTATACTTTCTTTTCTGTATGTTTTTGGCTGATTTACCCTTTTTTTTATAGGCTCGTCTTGACACATGTGAATATTTATCCTTGGACGCTACAAGTGTCCCGTATTTTTCAGATTCTGATTTTATTTTATCTTTGTAATCGTCTGGCATGAATCATATTTTAGTAACTTAAATTATCTAAAGCCCCTTGTATTTTGGGTCTTTTGACTTTTTAATAGCTTGATATTTAGATGTTTTTTTGCTTTCTTCACCTCCCTGAAACTGTGTTGTTTTTGTTCGGTAAATGTTGTCTGGTTCGTTTTTGGTTAGTAACTTCCACTTTTGCTTTGTTTTTATAGCCGTTCCTGTTTTGCCAGGATTTTTTTCAGAATACTCTTTAGCCATTCTTTTAGCTTTTAGACCTCCTCGAAGAAAACCACCTTTAGACCTAAACACCCCTGGAGCAGGCACGTCTACGTTTTTTTCTGTGTTCTTTTGTTTTCTAGGCTCTTCTGGGGTAGGCAATTTGCCACCAAGCATCTTAGATTTCATATTTAGTTTACTCATATCTTTTTTTTTAGTGTTTATCGCATGAGCACTTGCCCTTACATTTTTTACATTTATTTGATTTTCCTGCCATATCTTTTCCGACAAGAATAGCCATCATTGCTTTTCCTCTTTTTTTCATTACTTCTTCTTTTTAGCTTTAGCAGCTTTAGCTTTTGCTTTAGCGGCCTCAAGGATTGCCATGAATTTTTCTTTTTTGCTCATTTTCTTTGAGCTTTTCTTTTTGTCAGACATTTTTAAGTTGTCCATGTTCTTGTTTTTTCCGTACATTGCCATTATTTCTATTTTTTAATCATCAAAACATTTTCCACCTTGTCCAGGATTA